AGATGACCTCAAAGTTTCAGACAATATTAAGAAAAAGATTCAAGAAGAATACGAACACGTTCTTAAAGTCTTGAAGTTCGAAGATCGTGGACATGAGTTATTCCGTAACTGGTATGTTGATGGTCGTTTATACTTTCATGTTCTGATTGATCAGAATAATGTAAAAGGTGGTATTGTCGAGCTAAGACAAATTGATCCACGAAAAATTCGTAAGATCAAAAACGTTAAAAAAGAAAAGAATGCAAAGGGTGTTGAAGTTGTAAAGAGTGTTGAAGAATACTACTTGTACAATGATAAAGGTATTACGGAAAATACCACCCAAGGCATCAAGTTATCTACCGATTCTGTTATTCACATCCCTTCTGGTGTGATTGATCAGAATACAGGTATGGTGTTATCATATCTACACAAGGCAATCAAGCCTGTCAATCAGTTAAAAATGATTGAAGATTCACTGGTCATCTATCGAATTAGTCGTGCACCAGAGCGTAGAATCTTTTATGTGGATGTCGGTAACTTACCTAAATTGAAGGCAGAGCAGTATGTAACTGACATCATGAACAAGTTCCGTAACAAGATTGTTTATGATGCTACTACTGGTGAAGTCCGAGACGATCGTCGCCATCTATCAATGATGGAAGACTTCTGGATGCCAAGACGTGAAGGTGGTAAAGGTACAGAAATTACTACACTTCCTGGAGGTCAAAACCTTGGTGAGATCCAAGACATTGAATACTTCCAACAGAAATTGTATCATTCATTGAACGTTCCTATTAGTAGACTCCAGCAACAGCAAGGTTTCTCAATCGGTCGTTCTAATGAAATTAGTCGTGATGAAGTTAAGTTTAATAAGTTTATTGTTAGACTACGTAAGAAGTTTGCTAAATTGTTTGCCCATGCATTGCGTGTACAGCTAGTAGCAAAGAATATTATCAAAGAAGAAGAATGGGATGATCTTAGTACGTTCATGCGGTTTGACTTCTTAGAAGATAATCACTACGCTGAACTAAAAGACAGCGAGATTCTTACACAAAGACTTCAGTTACTACAATCAGTCGAGCCTTACATTGGTAAATACTATTCAATGGATTGGGTAAGAAAGAACATCTTACAGATGCCAGAAGAGCTAATTGACGAGATCGAGAAACAGATCGAAGGCGAACTAGAAGATCACGTTGCTAATCGTGAGTTTGATGGGACAATGGCAGGTGTTACGCAAACAGCGCAACAGACCTATCTGCAGCAAAATGCTCCAGCGGAAACGCAGGAAGCACCAACAAGTACAGGAGATAATAAAGAATGAGTACAGTAAATGATTTAGTAGACGCTATGGTATCAGGTGATGCCGTCAACACAGAAACCGCATTTGCCGCAGCGATGGCAGAGAAGTTGAGTGTTAAGTTGGACGCAATGCGCCAAGAAGTAGCACAAAATATGTTTAAACCTGCTATTGCAGAAGACTATGAAGAAACTGATCTTGAAGAAAACTACTTAAACAAAGATGGTACTGGTCGATCCAAAGAAGGATACCATGATGCTGGAATGTTTGACAAAGCAACTGCTGACAAACATGCTAAGACTCATAATGGCACCGTTCACCAAGATGCGAGTGGTAAACATTTGGTTAAACTTCCAAAACCGAAACAAGAAGAAACTGCAGAATAAAATGAACTTTAGTCAGTTTTCAAAACAAGTATACGGAGACCATACATACTGTTATGGTCATCGTGTCACTATGTCTGAAGGTTTTATCTATATTGATGGTGCCAAAACTGACTTCACAGAATTAGAAGAAGCAAGAAAATACATTAAGCAAGAGAATATTTCGAACAATCTTGAAGAAGAAATATCGAAACAAATATACGAAGAACTATCTGATACAAAAATAGCTAGTATTATCAAAGAAAAGCATAAAATAAAAGTAACAAATACACTTATCGAAAACTATAAGACACTTGCTTCTTCTAATGCCTTCACAATTGATCCAGTAGTTATCGAAATTAGAAAACTAAATAATATTGACACTCTTGTAGAAAATAAGATGCACTTCAGTTTAGACGATTCGTCTGTCATTGCTATTAGCGAGGACTCTATAGATAAGCTAAATAAACTGAAAGATAAAGAAGTATTAGTTGCTTTTATGAAAGAGTCTGTCGACAACTTTATAAAAGTCATAGAAATTTTAGAGGACTGAGATGGCTAAAACGGTATTGAAAAAAACGCATCAAGAGGCAGTGGTTAAACTGTCAGATGCTGGCACATATGCTATTGATCTTGCTGCTGATATTACAGCAGCTGGTCAGGTACTTACACCTTCTGGTACACCAAAGGCAAATATCGTTGGCTTTCATGTTATCGCTTCTACTGGTGCTACTATCGTTGTTTCCAGAAATAGCGTAAAGGTATTAACCCTTGCTGGTCCAATTGTGGATGCTGCACAATTCAATGATATGGGTTTTACGGATAACGTAGAAAATGACTCAGACATTGATGTAGTTATTACTGGTGATGCACAACTTTATCTCGTATTACGTAAAGTAGATGGCTTCTCAACTACTGTTGAGATTGAACAGTTTAGCGTATACGACAATCCTGCAGTAGCTGGGAGCTAACAAATGAAACTTATTAAAGAAGTTTTTGACGCCAATACACTTATTGTCGAAGAAAAAAACGGTAAGAAACAACACTTCATCGAAGGTGTGTTTCTTCAAGCAGAATTAAAAAACCGTAACGGTCGTATGTATCCAGAGCAAACAATGGATAAAGAAGTGAACCGTTACATTAAAGAATATGTCGAGCGTAATCGTGCATATGGTGAGTTGGGTCATCCTGACACACCAACGATCAATCTTGATCGTGTAAGCCACATGATCGTTAGCCTTCGTAAAGAAGGAACTAACTACATCGGCAAGGCAAAGATTCTAGATACTCCAATGGGTAATATCGCTAAAGGTTTACTTGATGGCGGTGCCAACCTTGGTGTTTCTAGTAGAGCGATGGGATCCCTGAAGACTGGTCAGAATGGGATTCAGATCGTACAAGATGACTTTATGTTGTCTACCGCTGCAGATATTGTAGCAGATCCATCTGCCCCTGATGCCTATGTTGAGGGTATTATGGAAGGTAAGGAGTGGATTTTTGTTGATGGAAAGTTTGTGGAAAAACATATTGAGGAAACGAGATCTTTTATCAAGAAGGCGTCCTCTAGGCAATTAGAGGAGGCGAAAATCGTCGCTTTCCAAAATTTTCTGAGTAAAATCAGATAAATTATAAATAATAGTTACATAAGAACTATCCAGTTTACAGGAGATAACAATGTCAATTGAACAAAGAATTGCTGAGTTGCTCGAAGAATCTAAAAAGCAGGGGCTGGCAGAAAATGTCGAAGCTGTGGCTGAAGAAGAAATCGAAACAATTTCAGAAGATACAAACGAAGAAGAAGCAGCTGAAGAAGTAGAAGCTACTGATGAAGTAGTTGCTGACGATGCTGAAGAACTCGAAGAAGGTATTGGCGATGTAGCACAAAAAGCCGTCAATGTCGTTAAGAAGGTTGCTGGCGTAGCAACTGGTGCTGTTGGTACAGTTACTGGTGCTATGGACGGTGCTGTTAAAGGTGCTCGTAAAAACTATCAAGCCACTGCTGAAAGCAAGAAGGCTATGAAAGAAGATATCGATGCATTGGTTAACGGTGAAGACCTTTCAGAAGAATTCAAAGCGAAAGCTGAAACAATTTTTGAAGCAGCAGTAATGACTCGTGTAAACGAAGAAATTGCTCGCATCGAAGAAGAATTCGAAACACGCCTCAATGAGGAAGTTGCGAAGAATGTAGAGGGTCTTGTTGAACAGGTTGATGGATATCTCGGTTATGTTGCCGAGCAGTGGATTGCACAGAATGAATTAGCCCTTGAGCGTGGTATGAAGTCTGAAATTCTTGAGAATTTCGTAGGTGGCTTGAAGAGTCTTTTCGAAGAGCATTATATTGATGTTCCAGAAGAGCGTTTCGATGTTCTTGGTGAAATGGAATCCAAGATCGAAGAACTCGAAGAAAAATTTAATGAGCAAGTTGCCGTTAATGTAAAGATGAAGAAAGTAATTGACGAAGCGACTCGTAAAGAAGTCGTTGCTGATCTATCAGAAGGTCTCTCTGCCACTGAGCGTGAGAAATTCGTAGGTCTAGTCGAAGAAATTTCTTTTGACAGTGCTGAAACTTTCAAGAGTAAAGTACAGACAATCCGTGAAAATTACTTCACGAACAAGAGCAAAACTGACTCAATCGTTGAATCAGTAGTAACAGATGAGCCTGTAGAATCGTTGACAGAAGAGGTTGTTCACACTCCTCAGATGAAAGCGTATCTATCAGTCCTTTCACACAAGCAATAAAGGAAAACTAAAATGTCACGTAATGACCTAGTAAAAAAGTGGGCACCGATCCTCGAACATGAGGGTGCTCCAAAGATTGCGGATCAATACCGCAGAGAAGTAACAGCCGTTCTTTTGGAAAACCAAGAGCGTGAAATGGCTAAACAAGCTGGTATCTTGCACGAAGCTGCTCCAACCAACGCTGGCGGTACTGGTATCGCTCTCGGTGGCGAAGCTGGTGCTAACACAGGTACTGTTGCTGGTTACGATCCAATCCTAATCAGCCTCGTTCGTCGTGCAATGCCACAGCTTATCGCTTATGACATCGCTGGCGTTCAGCCAATGACCCAACCTACTGGCTTGATCTTCGCAATGAAGTCACGCTACGGTGCACAGAACGGTGCTGAAGCATTGTTCAACGAAGCCGATACCGATTTCTCTGGTACAGGCACTCACGCTGGTTCTAACCCAGCAGCTGGCACAGACACTACTGGCACTGGTATGACTACCGCTGCTGCTGAGCGTCTAGGTCAAGGCGGTACTGGTGACGGTACTTTCGGTGCGATGGCTTTCTCAATCGAGAAGACCAGCGTAACTGCTCAGACTCGTGCGTTGAAAGCTGAGTACTCAATCGAATTGGCACAGGACATGAAAGCTGTTCATGGTCTTGACGCTGAAGGCGAATTGAGCAACATTCTTTCTTCTGAAATCCTCGGTGAGATCAACCGTGAAGTTGTTCGTACCGTTTATCGCACTGCTAAGCCTGGAGCACAAGTTGGTACAGCTACTGTTGGTACTTTCGACTTGGACGTTGACTCAAACGGTCGTTGGTCTGTTGAGAAATTCAAAGGTCTATTGTTCCAAATCGAGCGTGAAGCAAACGCTATCGGTCAATTGACACGTCGTGGTCGTGGTAACTTCATCATCTGTTCAGCTGATGTTGCTTCCGCTCTAGCCATGGCTGGTGTTCTTGACTACGCTCCTGCATTGAGCACTGGCTTGAATGTTGACGACACTTCTACTACTTTCGCTGGCGTATTGAACGGCAAGTACAAAGTGTATGTTGATCCATATTCAGCTAACGTCTCAGCTGACCAGTACTTCACAGTTGGTTACAAAGGCACTTCTGCTTTTGACGCTGGCTTGTTCTACTGCCCATACGTACCACTCCAGTTGGTTCGTGCTGTAGATCCTAACAGCTTCCAGCCAAAAATTGGCTTTAAGACTCGTTACGGTCTAGTTGCTAACCCATTCGTTTCACTAGACGGTTCAGGCGGTCTAACTTCAAACGAAAACTACTACTACCGTAGAGTTAAAGTTACGAACTTGATGTAAGTCATAAGAAGTGGGGACTAAGTATCCCCACCGCTTAGACTGACAATAGTCAGGTCTACTTTTAGAGGGGTCTTCGGATCCCTCTTTTTTTATTCCTAAATAGTATGTAACAAACGTTAATGGAATCTGAATATGGCAACGACAATCTCATGCCCAATACCATCAGACATCAATCCACTCTCACCGAATGGGTTTAGGTTTGAAATAACAAAACTGCCAGAAGTAACCTATTTTTGCCAGCAGGTAAATCTTCCTGGAATTATGTTGGGTGCACCTGAGTTAGCTAACCCCTTTAGATTAGAGCCAGTTCCTGGAGAATCTATCACATATGATCAGCTATCAGTACAGTTTCTTATTGATACCTCTATGGCAAACTATCGAGCAATCTACAACTGGATGATCGCTTTAGGTTTCCCACAAGACTATGAACAATATAAAGATCTAGTTGGCAATGATCAAACATCATCTTACCTAGAACTTTCAAAGAACTATTCTCAAGCAACGCTACAGATCCTAGATAATTTAAATAGTCCTGTTGCTACAATTCAATTTCAAGACTTGTTTCCAATCTCGCTAGAGTCATTGGTTCTTGCTTCTTCAAATACAGATGTTAACTACATGGTCGGTAATGCAACATTCCGCTATGGGTACTATAAATTCTTAGACTAAATAGATGATACGGTGTCACTAGACACCACAACGTGAGGTAAATTATGGACATTAATGAAATTCAAGATATGTGGGCAACCGATTGTGAAATTGACGACAATTATCTCGGTGAGCATTCTACCACAACACCCAAACTCCACGCAAAATATCTTCGTCTATTGATGAACGTAAAGTTGAAGCACACAAAACTTCAGTCGGATCATAACATTCTGCG